TCACCTAAAGACCCCGCACTTAAAACAACCTGGTTTGCAACTTTATCCCAGTTTTGATTTATTCTTTCTCTTTTTTCCGCTTCTTGTAAACCAATTTCTGTTTGTTTTTTCATAACATCTATACCGCCTTGTATAGCTTTCTGTATACCAGCATACATACCAGGAACGTTATCCCAGTTTTTATATGCTGCTGCAGCTCCTCTTATTAATGCCTCATTTGGGCTATAACTTTTCGCCATATTTATATTTGTTTAAATAAGTTTTTAAATTTAAGCTCCCTTGAACCCTCCAGTAGCGCTTATACTACTTGTCATAGCTTGAGTACCAACATCCGCTATACTACCAATAGCAGCCATTTGTTGAGCTTTAGCTTCTGCTCTAGCTTGATTTGCAGCTGCAAGTCTCTGTTGTGACATACCTAATAACGTACCTGTTTTTTGATACTCTAAACTTCTAGCTTGTTCAGCACCACCTAATCTCATTTGCTCCGCTTGTTGTTCGCCAACTCTTTCTTGCATTTGTAACCTACTAGCTTCCTGTGCTTGTAAAGCTTGGTTTCTTTGTTCTTGTTGACCTATAGAAGCAGATGCTCTTTGTGCTGCCAACTGTCCCTGACTAGCCATAGCTTGTGCAAGCCCAGCGATACCACTACCACCAGCAGCGCCTTGCATACCTTGCATGATATTTGCTTGTTGTTGTTGGAACATTTGTTTTTCCATTTGAGCTTGTTGTTGATTAACCGTAAGATCTTCGTATACGTTTTCCATGTCCGTATATTGGTTTTTAACATCAGCATATATGTTACTTGTATCTAAAGCTTCATACTCTCTCTTCTGCTCCTTCATTTCTTCCCTAGCTTGTCTTTGCTCTCTTATTCTTCCTTTACGGCCTAATGTAGCCATACCTAACTGGGCTGCTCCACCAGCTACAGCAACACTTGCTCCTACTATTGCTACTATTGCGAATGACATAATCTATTTGTTTTTGTTAATATATTCTTCATATTCTTTGTAATTTAAAGCTACTATTTCTTTTTCTAACTCCTTTATATCTTCTGTGTTTGAAGGGTTTTTGTGTATGTTTACAAATATTGAGTCTTCATTTGCGTATATAACTCTTTTAGCACCTGGCTCTGAAACAACATAACAAGGTGCAATATAATTTTCAGTTACATCTTCTGTAGCAACAGTTATATTCCCAGTTAATAAAAACCATATATGTAAATGCTTGTGTATTGCACCAACTACAACCGTACCTTGTTTCAAATCCATTTGCCGTGCATATATACCATCTGCAAACGTGTGTGTTAAAGAAGCTACGTCACTATGTATTATCTCCTTACCATCACCAACAATGTTTACACCATCAGCTATATCTATAAGATCTCTTTCTAGTTTTAGTATTTTTTCCCTACTATTTATTGATAATTTTTTATTATCAACGTTTTTTATTTCTTTAGACATATTTAATTTAATTTATATCAAATATAGTCACAGTTTTTGCGCTTTTTTTACTTTATGACGCTGTTAGGAATCTTTCAACGTCAAAATATAGCGTAGTATTACTAGATGGTGCGTTTGTTATTTCTATATTACCAGTTATTGTAGCTGTTCTACTAGCGTTGTTAAATGTTAACGTAATACCACTTTCTAAGGTTTGTGCTGCTGAAAAAGTTAAGTTACCAGCGCCACTAGTAGCGGCTTTAGCTGTAACCAACGGATCAGCTACACTTTCGTTTATACCTATTCCAGAAGCCGTGCTTGTATTAGTCATTATACCACTTTGCTGTGCTACAGGTATAGTTGTACTATTACTTACAGCGGCCGACGTTGTAGTTGTAGTGGCTGTTAAAGCTACATCAACATCAGTTAAAACAACTTGCATACCGGTCATTGTTTGTATTTGTTTAGCACCATAAGCATATATTTTAACACTATCACTTTTTAAAGCGTCAGCCTGTTGTTTGTTAAATATAACTCTACCTTGCCAAGATGTTACAACACCATCTGTAAGTACTTGTGTAAAACCAGAATTATCTATAGCTGGTAAATTAACATCGTAATTAACCCGTGAAACTGATGATCTAACATCTCCCTCAATAGGTGCTGGGCCCTTACCAACACTCTCTACTTCTACCTCTGACTCTGTTGATATGTTAAAACTATCTTGATAGCCTGATAAAAAAGAACCAGCGGTTACGTTTGTACCACCTGGATCTAGTATCATACCTTCACTTAAACCAACAGTATTGTTTATTGGCCATCTATAGTATGTTGAGCCACTAACGTCTTCCCTTTCTATAGGGTCTCCAGCAGAACCTATTGTTCTAGTAACATATGCCGCAAAATCATTTATGTCTGGTTTTTTATCTATTTTTATAGATTTAGCTATAGCTGTTTGCACAACTATAGTAAAAGGAGTTTTACCAATGTTTTTTCCTCTAGACGTTGTTATAGTATCTGTTGTTAAAGAAAAAGAACCAAAACCAGATAAGGATTTTGGTGTTACCGCTGTAAGTGTTATTGTTACGTCTGTATATTGATAAATCTTTTTTTGCAGCATTATAGAGTCAGAACCAGTTGATAAGTTTATATCTAAAGTTCCATCTGGAAATCTAAACTCTTGATATGGAGCGTGCTTAGTATCAAACTGTTGTTCCGCAAATAAATAAATATTATAATGGTCATTATCTGTAATAGCTGGAAACGTAATGTCTCCAAAGTATACTCCACCAGCTATCCTTTGATTTCTTAATTTTGAATCTGCAGCGGCAAAAGATTTTGTACTAAAATTATAAAAATGACCATCTTCATTTGTAATTTGTAAGCTAAACACAGCACCATTAGTTCCAGTTATACTAAAAGTTCTAACTTCTCCCGCGGCAGCTATATCACTTAAATCTAAATTAAAATTTCTTATTACTTTCATATTTTTTATTATTTACTACTTTCAAATAAATCGGAGCTAATAGCAAACAACTCTGCGTCCTTTGAGTTATCATTATTTACAAACTTTGCCTCAGCATAATATCCTAACATACTAGATGTGTTTACTACTTTGTTTTTAGCAAACATTATAAAGTCACCAGCATTAGGCGTGGTGATATTGGCCTCGTCATATATTACGTTTACTGTGGAAATACTTCCACTAGACATATCTATAACTGTACCTATTTTTTTAACATTACCTAACCCACTAGTATCAAAACTATGATAAACACTAGTGTTTACAGAAGTGTAGTAAACATCATCTCCAATTTGTAAAGATTCGTTTAATTCATTATTAAATGTTAGTTGTATTATCTGTATTGCCATATTTATGTTATTGTTATTGTGTGTGCTGTTGGCCAACCTGACTGTGATACTTGTGGGGTAGCTGTATCAAAATAGTGTGTACAAATATTCTTTATCCTAACTTGAATTTGCATACCAGTTTCTAGTCTTCCAATAGCTCCATTAGGATCTATAGTTAATATCATACCAGTAGCTCCGTCAACATAACCATAATTTAAAGTTGCATCGGTACTGTTTTCAAAGATAGCTATAGGCGCTACTGGAGTAATTGCTTGGCCAGCAAGAGGGTAAGTTTGAGGAGTAAACCCAAGTGATGAATCTTGAATAGGATAATTTCCATATCTCTCTACACCGTGAAGCGTACTAAATTCAAAACCACTAGGCGTTACACCACTACTGCTAGCGGTAGGATAATGTATTGCCTCCCAACCGTTCCAACTATCGTTAGAAGTTTGTCTCCATCTAACCTGTACAAATAATAATACCTGATGGTTTACCCCAGCGCCAGGATTACCGAAAATATCGTCAGGGTAATCTGTAATTGGAAGTTGTAGACCAGGACCTGTAGGGTTTATATAATAATTATCACCAACACCACCAGGTCCACCAGGCCAGAACACATCATTTGAAGTTCCTAACGTCATTTGTTGATATTGACGTCCATTATATATGTTTTCTTGTGGGTTTGTAAAATGATTTATAAGTAAGTGTATTTCATCATGCTGAGTTGCACCAGTACCCCAGCTGTGGGTGTAATTGGATATCTGACTACTGTCAAAAGGTTGGCAATCAAAACAGCTTCCATCATCAATAGTCACGTTTGGATCGTAGTTAACTTTACCAGGTGTCGCACAACCTACACACGAGTAGTCGCAAGAATAAGAAGAATACTGATGATAAGAGTAGTTAGCGTTAGAATTATAATTACAAGCGCCTGTATCCGTACAACCAGATGTTACATTTAACTGATAACTTGTTGCATATGCAGCAAACCCACCACCAAGGGATAGCTGGGTGAATGGGTGTTTAATATCCATACCAAGGGATGTAAACGTTAAGAAAGGAGCAGCTGTCCCAGCTAAGTGCCAGTAATATCTTACTTGTTCAGCACTCATCATTGGTATTTCAAGAACACCTGGGCTAGTTACATATGAGCCTAACTGCCACAACTGACCACCCCCAGGAGACGTAGCATTATTGATTCCACCTCCTATCAACGAAGCAGTTATCACAGTCCCATTGTGATCGGTTACTGGATCCACCGAAATTCCAGTGGTAACGTTATTAATTGGACATTGCGAAGCATCTACATTAAACACGATATCTCCATCTACGCCTGATGTTGAATTAAAAGATATTATTGGGTCGTTATAAGTACAACATTCATTATTACCAGCTCCAGCTCCACCATCAAAAAGAGCAGTTCCAATACTAGTACTATTACAAGGGGTGTTTACAGTAACTGTAGAACCACCAAAAACAATATCGTTACCATTAGCATCTTGGTTGTAGTTATTTGCACCACCAGCTGTACCATCACCCCAAAGAGTGTAATCATCAGTACATCCATAAACATATGGTGTACATGATCCGTCGTCTACAGTTGCGTTTGAGTCATAGTTATATGCTCCCGCGTCCGTACAACCGTTTACTATAAGCGTTAAACATTGAGACTGATCACTTATAGTATAAGAGGAATCATACTCCACATAGTCATCATCCATACAACCTACACATGAAGAGTATTCACATGAACCATTATCAACGGTGGCTGTAGGATCATAGTTACAAGCATTAAAGTCAGTACAACCAGGGTTTGGAGTTACTAATGTTGTAAAGTCAACTTCTAAAAAGTCGTTAGACGAGCTATTAGCACAAACAGCTACAACCTCAACGGTTATATCCGTGCTGCCTGGAAGACCAGTTAGCTCGTATTCTACATTTGCGCCCCAAGTAAGAACGCCTGCAGAGGTGTCGTTTATATTAATATTTGCACTATAACCATTGTCACCAGTAACATATAAATTATAACCAATAGTGTTAGCTGATTGTGGAGACCAATCTTGATGTTGCCATTGTAATATCGCTTGGTTGTGTAATACGCTTGCACTTACAACTATAAGAGAATTATTAGCGTCTGTAGGGTTATTACCACCACAATATAAACACAGGTTAGTATTAGCACATGTTCCACCATCGTAGTTATCTGCAGAAGCATCACCACAATAAGTACAACAACTATTCCAACCAGGACTAGGATTATAACTAATATCATTAATAATATCACCGTTACAATCAGTAGTATTTAAAGCGTCGTAATCACAAGCTAGTGGATCTGTACAACCACTAATACCACAACAACCACCAGGTGTAAAGTAAGGGTCAATATAATTTGTATTTGCTAAAACATCATAACAATCGTCACCCAAGTAAGTACATCCTAAAACTGTAGGCTGACACTCTACACATGAATTTTGCGTGCTTGGATCTGTGCAGTTTGTGTTATAAGATGCGCTATAATTTAAATTTACGTTATATGTTTCACCATCACTACCAACAAACGTTGTACCATCCGTACATCCATACGATAATGCTATACATGTTCCGTTGTTTTGGTTTGCATCTGGTTCGTAATTAAATGCCAATGGATCAGTACAGCCTAAGTAAATACAAGAACCATCATCAGTGTTGGCGCCAGTTGTAATGTTATTAGCCTGTATAAGTATACTAGCATCTTGAACACAACCAAGAACTACAGCGACACAAGAACCATCATCAATATTAGCATTTATATCATAATTAAACGCTGTAGGATCTGTACATCCACCTACAGATATAACAGCTGAACTAACTAAAGTACCAACTCCTTGAATAGCAAAACTAGCAATATCAAAACCACCTGTCGGTACACCACTATCGGTTGTTGATATATTTTTACCTCTTATATAATTAAACCACTTACCTTCTTTTTCTATAAATTCATTTAATGTACCCTCTTGTTTATCTGTTTTTATGTACTCTACATACCAACCGTTTTTACTACTTAAATTATAATACTCACCATCTGTAAATTGTAAAGTACTAGTACCGTAGCTTTGGTAACCGCTAAGTTCTGATGATGTAGTTGTTGTTGATTGTTTTATTCTAGCTTGACTACCTTCGTAGTTTAATGTATTAAAAGATTTAACCGCGCTTGGACTGTCATTTAACAACACGGTAATAGAAGAATCATTTGAGTGAGTGTAAAATCTATTTCTATCTACACCCTCAACATGATGTAACCATAGGTTACCATTTTTTATAGTATAATATTCGTTAGCACAACTAACACCTTCATCAGGTATAAAACTTTTAAAACTAACCCATCCTCTTACGTTTTCTTTAAAGGTAACTGTTTTAGGATTATCTTTATGCAGGGTTACATTGTACGAGTCTTTTTTATCATCATAACTACCTGTTATTTTATCACATAGCTTTAAGTTATCTCTAAACCAATCTTTCATGCCATGTTCAGATATAGCTGTCAAACCATCTTTAGATAATCTCATAACAGATCCTCTTACTTTATCTGTAAAGTATGCTCTATAAGCTTCAGAAGCAAATGACTCTGGGTTTTTTGATATACCATATTCTCCAGCAAAAGGAATTGTTTGTCCTAACACATTTGTTGTTGCTGTTAACTGTGGATTACCATCAGCATTAAATACAGCATCTTTGTTAGCTAGTATTCTTAAAATTCTATCTTCACATAATGCTATTAAATCTCCATCAGCTGTTGATCTAGAGTGTAGTTTTTGTATAGATCCGTATGTAGGATTTATATCTTTTGTTATTTTTTCTGCTTGTATAAACTGATTTAAATTATTTACAACAGATGATTTATTATAAATACCTGAATATATTAAACCATATTTTCTATGCTCTTCGCCATATTGTTCTGCTAGTGTTGTTGATGCTTTAACACCGTTAGCTATAAATGGTTGATTAAAATTATCTCTAACTCTATTTGACTCTACACCATTACCAAAAGAATAACAGTTGTGCCAATTTAACCAATGCCAACTGTTATATAGTTTTGGTCGTATTTTAATTTCATTTGTTTCACTAGGGTTGTTTGGATTTACTATACTCTCTAAAACAGCGCAACCTAATATAGTACCATCTGGTCTAGTTATATTTAATATTGTATTGAACGGTATATCTATTGGGTTAAAAGAAGTACTTAATATAACATTGTTATTATATACTGATGTTACAAAAGTGTTTTGATCTAAAACACCTAACTTATCTACAACTAGAGAGTTAATAGGTATAACAGTTCGTATCGTACTATCATCTAAATGAAGAGCATTATAACCACTTGCTTCGTAGTAAATATCTAAATCTGTAGATTCTTTTGGCTCTGTTTCCCAAACAGCTGGATTTTTAGGTAAAACCTCATCATCAAATATAGGTTCAACTATTTCTAAAGTATATCCAACAGCCGCTACACCAGCAAAAGTATCAGCTATACCCTTACCTTGATTAAAAAAGTTTATATTTTTAGCTGAATTAGGACTAATCCCATTCATTCTAAATTGTTTGAAAACTATATTTTCACTTGTACCTATGTTAGCTATATCTACAGTAGAGCTAGCATCTAAATCTACACTACTAGTATCGTATCTTTTAAAATATAAAGTATGGTTATTAAGATTATTTTGAATATGAACAAGTACAGCTGGATTATCTAAAGTACCAGCGCTAGCGCCAGATACTAACACCATACCAACCTCAACGCTACTACCATCACTCGCAAATAAACTATCAACAGTTAATCTGTTAATAGCAGCTACAGCACCAGCAGATGTTGTTAGTGTTACCTCTTTACCGTTACCAATTACACCCTGTCCAAATTGTCCAAATGGATTCCACGCTAAAGGCTTGTCTAATGATATTTTCCAGTTTCTTGTAAAATTACTAGGTCTAAACCAAGTTGAAGTGGCTATAAACGGATGTTGAATAGCACTGTTACCATATATATTACCACCTAGAACATCATCAATTCTTTCATTACCACCACCTGCACCAGGTGCCATCTTACCCGAGTCTAAATCTAATGCTCTAGTTTGGTAGTTCCAAGATTGTTCTCCCCACTCACTGTTTCCATCCGCTCTGTGTTGACCACCATGACAATCTTCAAATCTAACTCTATAAAAATTATTAATATTACCGCTTATCGCATAAACTGTTTCAGTAGGATCTTCTTTCCACCTAACTAGAGAGCCGGGTATTAAATTTTTTATAAAAATAGCTTCAGCACTAACATATCTATCGTTAGCTTCTTCTAAACTAAAGAAATCGTGATCTTTATTTTTATCACGATCACTACGCTGTATAGACCAATCTCCACCTTTTTTATTTATATTATTATTCTTATCTTTAGGTTGTATACCTCCAAAACCTAAGCTCATGCTCCAACCGGAGTCAAATATTTGAACACCACTAAATTGACCTTCGGTACTACTAAACTGCATAGCAACAGAGTCTTTCCAACCTTGATTACCCTCGTCTGGATTACCAAATTCAAAGCTACCTTTACTTATACAGTTATCAATAAACCAAACGTCTTCAAACGCTTGGTCTTCAGCATTGTCTACAGGGTGCAAGCTTGCAACCCTATCGTCTATACCATGCGGATGGTATTCTTCATTACCATTTAAACCACCTGCATATGCTGGTTTCATGTTTATTCCTCTAAAAAACGCGTCAAATGGCATCCACCTTGAACCATCTCCATATGTGAGAAAGTTTTTAGTATTACCACGTTTTTCAGGGTGTGGTGTTTGACCTATTCTAATAGTAGCCTCAACGTAGTCTTTCCAATATAATTCACCTTTGTAAAAATTACCAACATTAGCAACATATTCAAGACCCCATGGCCCACAGCTTTCACAGTAACCACTATGTGCTACTCTTCTTGATAAACCTGGGTGACCACTCTGATTGTTGTTTTCCCAGCCTTTAAAAATTAAATCATGATTTTCTATGTTCTGTCCAGAACTTTTCATCATGTATATTTTTTTAGAGGCAATAACCCTGTATTTAGTATTGTCTTCTGCTTCTTCTGTTTTTATGTTTGCTTTAAAAGGAGCGTCGTTATATATTTTTACAAAAAACCTTCCATCAAACTGTGGTGAGTTTTCTACTTTATATTTCCAAATACGAACATTAACATTGTCTTTAATTTCATTTGAACCAATTCCCGTAGGGTCATTTGTAAACCTATTCACATCTGAACCAAACCTACCATCTATTGTGATATTAAAACAAGTTGGATCGTCAGCATCAGTATCTCCTGCTTCTATATCTATACTGTTAATTCTATACCGTTCAGAAGTATCGTTATCTTTTTCAAGCTCGAAATATAATACTCCATCTTTTATCTCGTGTAATCGACGAGCACTTGTAGTTTTAAAAGAGTCATAGTTTAACTTAATCGTGCTTGTGCTTTGAAGTGGTAAACCACTATAAGCAGTTCCATCTATAGAAAATACATCGTTACCACTAGTATCACCATTAATGTGTTTTGCATTTATAATTAAAAGCTTTTTTGTTTTTATATAATCTGGAGCTTCATTTTTTATTGATAAAACCTTGTATTTAGCTTCATCTTTTACAACACTGTTACCACCAGCACCTTTCTTTAATATTATAAAAGTGTCTTCGTCTATTTTATTTCTATCAGTAGAAGGAAAAGCTAACCAAATATTACCATCTTCAGCATCGTAATATCTATCCATAGCCATGTTGTAATATTCTCCAGAGGTTTCTTTTATAAAAAACTTAAAATACTTCATGTCTTGAGGAGCGTTTTGCCCTATAAAACCAACTCTTAATCTATTACTACTACTACCATCTTCTTTTGCTAGCTTTATAGTTCCAGTTGGATTAGACAATACTGGTGTTTCTCTACCGTATTCATCCATAAAAACAACACCTAATTGATATTCTCTTAAAGACTTTATAGATTGAACACTAGTTAATGTTGCTGGATTAAAAGATGTTAAAGATGTTTTGAAATTTGGATAATAATGATCTGATCCTCCAGCAACTAGCATATCAAAGTTTTGCCAATAGTTACCGTAAACCAGCCTATTACCAGACACCTCTTGTGCTAGAGCTTTTTTAGGAACGTTGTCCCAAGGTCTTAATAATTGATTTGATGGTAAAACAGCATAAATAGTATCTGATGTTATTTCGTACTCATTTAACATCCAATTATTGTAAACTCCACCTTCATTTGTAATATTTTTTTCATCATCAGGCTTTATAGTGTCTACTATATAAACATTAGGAGAGGTATCTTCTTTATATAATATATCTATAGCCACAACGTCTGATGGTATATCGTCTGTAATAAACTCTTTAACTAAAACAGAGCTTACTGTATTACTCATACCTATGTTGTAACCTTTTACAGGGTGATAATCAAAACCACCAGGTCTAAATGCTACTTGTGAAAACGGAGCAAAAGTAGAATACTCTCCATCTTCATACTTGTATCTATAGGAAAATCTAGGAAATTTAAATTCGAATAATTTTTCCTCTTCGTCAAAGAGGTCAACAACGTATTGCTGTGGGTTTATAGGATCGTTTCCATCATCACCATTTAAAGGGCTTCCTTCTATTGATGTAATTTCTATCTCAACGCGAGCTGTAGCCCAAGCCGTTGAATTAGTCTGTGAGTTTACATCAAAAGGTAAACCGCTATTATTTATTATATCATCAGGTGCTCCTGATGTATAATAATTAGGATCTGAAGTGTCTTCTTTAAAGCTATTATATTCCCAATCTGTAATCTCACCTTTTATAGTAAAATTTTGTAGAGGTATAGCTGGCATTTCACTATTACCAACTATAGGTTCTAATACTAAAGCACTACCTTTTTTACCACCACCCTTAGCTCTCCAAGCTAATTCAAAGTCATGGTTATTTTGAATATCTGTTTCTATAAAAAATTGAACAGTATCACCAACATTTAATGTTGAAAAGTTTGTTATTTGACCTTTAGAAGAGCTTATAAAAGAATGTTCATTTGAAGTCTCTAAAGAGTTTACATACATTTTACCTGTATAAGACAGGTTACTTTCTCTACCAGTTAAAAGATCTATTACTGGAGGTGACTTTGGAGATTTTTTTATAACAGTAAGATGTTCTTCTCTTACAGGTATTTGCCACTGGCTAGGGCTAATTTCTAAACTATTATTTACTAAAAAAGTATGTATGTTTCCACTTGGATCTGTACCCTCTACACTTCTTGGTATGTTTATTTTTTTAGGTTCAGAGAAGTTGTCTGTCCAAAACAACATATCATCAATTATATTGATACCTGTTATTAACCTGTTTGAATCAAAATTTAAAGCTTTATTTGGCGCTTCAAAATATAAATATTGTTTATATCCATCAGGACAACCAGGACAGCTTCTATTAAGAGTGTTTTTTAAAACAACCTGTTGTGGTAAACCAGCAGCAGGTGGCACTTGTAATATCATGCTGTGTTTGTTACCAACCGGCACAACTTCTGCCGTCATTGTAGCACAATCAACAACATCAAATATATAATTAGTATTGTCATTTTGATAACTAGTGTAGCTATTAGGATCTAAACACCCTCCGTCTGGCCAGGTTGGGCTTTGTTGTATTTCTAACTGTTGGCCATTTGTTACTAGTATATCATATATTTCATCTAACCACTTAAATGATGATGGGCCTATATTTACCGTATTTGTGTTTGATGGTAATGACACTTCCATAAACACATCAGCTCTAAAATCACCGGCTCCCGCAACTGTTACAGAAGGATCGTATCCAAAATAACTATCGGATCCACCTGGTGGCCACCCGTCTTCATTACCCCAATCAGGATATGCAGCATTAACAGAGACCATGTTAAAGGAACCTGCGAATACTATTTCTTTATATAACTTAGGAGGATCTTGGGTGTTTTGAGTATCAATATGTGGTATTGAAACATCGTTAATTTCTAAAATCTCAGCACCTTCATCTGGATCGTCTATTCCCGTTGTAAAAGAAGCAAGAAGTGGATCATTCACAACTCCATTTTCATCCCAAACTCTTATATGGTCACCCACAGCAAAAGATGCATTCCAATTAGCAGTAGGTACTAATATTTTCCCATTAGGAATACAGTCATTGGAACCACTGTTTACACTGGAACAACCCCCGTTACCAGCAATCATTAATTCAACATCACCAATAGGACCACCGGTGTATGTAGTGTGGAAATCAAGTACTGGAGAGTATTGAATAGGAATATGCGCTAAATCACCGACACTTGAAACTTCAGCTGGATTAGTAGACACTATGTTACCACCTGTTTCAACGCCAAAAGCAACAACACTCATACCTACAGTTAAGTTTTCTAACAAATCTTCATCATCAAGAATTATAGTGTTATCAACAGCAGCCTCTGTATTATCAACAATTACAGTGTGCTTATCTACAAAAACAGGCTCACAATTACCAGTGTGTGTTTTACGCATTATTAAATCCTTACCAAATATAGGTGTTGCCATACCACCATCTACAGCATCTACAATATCTTGAAAACTACCGGTGTCAGGCCCAGCTACTAACCAGTATAACGTATCATTTTTTTCATCAGAAATAGAGCCAACACAAGAAGAACCAGGAGCTATTGGATTCCAAGTAGAAAAACCTGTATTAGTACATCCAACCGCGTTACCTAATATATTTTGAACAGAACCAACGTTAGAGCCTTCCGAAGTAGACACTTGTACGTTTACCGCATCTCGATATTCTCCATTAGGAACAAGTCTCTCATCGAGATCCTTATTCATTTTACCACCGGTAAAACTATGCTTAATTTCTGGCATTTAATTAATGTTTAATTTGTTTCGATTTACCTCTTAAAACCTGAGTAATTTCTTCTATTTTAATATTTGACAATCTAAGTTTAGCTTTTCTAGTTTCAGCAAACCTTTCTTTTTTAAATCTTGCAACTAAATATTCTGGTGTGTTAATTCTTGTAGACAAAACTGCATACGCAATCCACTTGTACATAGCTTCTTCTGCAAATTTATGAACTTGCATTTCTCCATCCGTACCTAAACTATCGCTTATATAATCTACAATTACAGTGTTTCCACTAACGTTAGAACTAAAATGTATTTTTCCTGCGGTTTGATCTATATAAAAAGAACCATTAACCTGTGCGTGCTGAGGATCTAAACCATATCGCTCGCCATCTAAAGGCCAATATATATCATCTTCATAGTCATCACTATTGTTTTCAGAAGGCTTAATTGATTTATAACTTTCCCATGTTTTAGAAAGTCCTTCTGGCGATATAAAAGTTACATCATCTCCACTTGTTTCTTCTTCAGCAGGTAGTAAGTTTACCGTTATTATATTATCATTTACACTAACAACTTTAGTTTCAATTGGAAAATCTTCGTTAGAAACTGTCATACCTACCTTTATATCACTAGCATCTGAAGTTGTTATTTTATAATCTGTAATATTCCAAGTTGCACCAGTGATTAAAACTTTAGAATCTGAATCTTGTACGAGAGTACCATTAGATTTTATTATGGTAACCGTTTCTGTCCCTGTATACGTAGGAAGCACCTCGTTGCCAGCTAAGTCTACTAAGTAAACACTAGCGTTTTCAGATGAATAATCAATTCTTGAAATTTTAGTATTACTTGGAATATTTTGACCAACTACTATCATGCCTTTTATAACGTCTAAATACTCTCCATCTAAAACTATATAACCTAATGTGGCATCAAGTGTTGCTGTAGCTGTTATTTTAAAATCCCCATCGCTATTTTGATAATAGTCAATAGGGTTAGATGTTTTGTTAGTAGGATACATTAGGTGTTTAACACCAGAACTATCTACCGAGCTTATTTTAGTATAATTAACATAGTCTTGTGGTAAAGGTATTGTTAGCGTTGCTGGTACGGTATATTCTTTTCCTTTGTGAGATTTAAATGTATCAAAAGACAACTCCTGCATTGCTCTTTGTGCGTGAAAAGCCACCTCTTGTCTTTTTACTTTAGATATTATTTTACTTTCACCAACATAAGCAATCATAAACTGATTTATAACGTTATCTAAAGATGTGAATTGATAACTACCGTAATCGTTACCTTCATAGTAATTATGTGCAGAAGTGTTTAGTAATCCCATTTATTTATTGTTTTTCTTGTTGAACCTTAGCGTTTTCTATACCTACTACTGTTTGTGATAAACCTATTTTGTTCATCGTTATACCTGCTAACATTAATATTTTATAAACCAACTCTGACTCTTCTGATTTATGTAAACTAAAATGTGTTGATTTTGAAGGATCATATAGTGCTTTCTCACCAACAACAACATAACCCCAATTAACATTATTAGGTTTTTTTACATAACTAATTTTTACCGCACTTAACGGTGGGTGTATTGTTATACCGTTTGAACCTTCAGTATATAAAGGTCTTTTGCTAGTTGGAGCTGTTAGAGGTGATGATGATAGTTGTACTAACTCGTTATGCTCAACTCTCTCTACTTCACTACCAGCAAAAGTAATAGTACCCATTTTATACACATCATCAGGCATGTCGGAATTAGTGACAACGCCATTTGTAGTTGTAACACTTTGGTTATTTCTTTTAAGAGCTCCTAACTTTTCATTAAGTAAATCTAACATGTCAGAATATTCTGTATCATTTCCTGGCAGTCTACCAAATTGATTAATATCATAAAAATATTGATCAACTATTTCTAATTGAGCATGATTAGCAAATAAATTAAATTCTTGAGGAGTTATATATCCTCTTTGCTCTTTATTTGCTAGAGCTAAAACTCTTTGATATACAGTATCTACGCTTACAGCCATATTTTTTATTTATTATAAGGGAACAATCTATTTAAAGTGTCTTGTCTTTTAGCGCAACCACAATCTTTACCTGTAACCTCACTAACTTTATCTACAACTTTTTTTATTCCCGTTGCTTTTGTAATTTTTTCTATTGTGTCCCCTAATCCTTTAGATTTATTCTTTTTCATATAATTTAATTTTGTAGTTACGATCGCCCCGTAGGGCGACCGTTCTACAGTTTGATTAGTTGTTTAATCTTTTTTCAATATTGGAGTAAATCTCCATACCTTCGTCAGTTTTAAACCAAGAGGCTAAAGCTGAGTAAGGGTGCTCATCAAATGGAACATTCATTAGTTTTCTATCATTAGAACCCCATAAAAAAGTTCTTTGATCAGAAGATAATTTTAATATACCCATTTCAGTTGCTTTTATACCAAAGTTTCTAAGTGCAACGTTATCATCATTAACTAATTCTAGGAACAACTCAGGATTTCTTTTAGCGTATAACAGTAAATCTCTTTTAAGTTCTTTAGAACTCATGTTAGATACACCAGAACCGATTTCTACTCTCATAACTGCTTCAGCCATGTTAATATCTAGGTTTTGAGCAGCATTAAGTGCTGCTATTTCCGTCTCTAAAATATCTATTTCGCTAATAGCATAATCTACTGGTTTCCACTCGTAATATGTAACGTTAGCCTCTGGATGATATAAAGAAAGAAGTTTTTGCAATATAGTTTTTTCTTTTGGAACATGTAAAGCTCCATTTCTAAAGATAACATGAGATAATCTTTGATCACCTTTCATTTCATCAACAAAACAAGTTTGTTGATTTTCACAATACTTTAGTTCTCTTTCAAATCCTTTATTTTCGTCAAACCAATATATATTAGCTGATCTAATCATTTGAGACAAAGGTTTTTTTCTTCCTTTGATATAATAAACTCTATCTTTTATTTCCCAACCATCTTCTGCTTTCTTATAGGTTGGTTCTTTTCTTTGTTTTTTTGGTTGTTGTACAACCGGTGGAGTTTCTACTACTGGAGTCTCTACTACCACCTCTTTTTTTGTTTCTTGTTTTTTTGCCATAATATAATATATAATAAAATTAATAAAAATAAAAGGCCGAGGCCTAAGCCCCGGTCTTTTAAATAATAAGTGCTTACTTCATTAACATAAAGTTGTTAGCACCTTGAGTAATTAAACATCTTTCAGATAAGAAGTGCATTTGCATCGCATCTAAAGCAGATGTAGCCGCTCCAACAGAACCAGTAACCCAAGTTTTTAATCTTCTGTTATCAGTTTGAGAAGCTCTATATCTTACGTGTAAGAAAGGACGTTTCATGTTTCTACCTAACATTTCATCATAAACTGAAGAAACACCAGCTGGAACAACAACACCTCTAATAGCTGCACTACCTGCAGTAGCATTAATACCACCTCTTGTAGCTTTGTCATTTAAATATCTCATATCAGATTTGTAGAAGTCATAAGAACCTCTTCGGAATCCAGAGAAACCTAAGTTAAGTGCCATGTCTTCAGAGTTGTCAAATACCCCATAAGAAGTACCACCAGCTCCATAAGAATTCATTGAAGCTAACATGTCATCAATTGCTAACGAAGTAGATCTGTTAACAAACATCATGTTTTCTTCAATAGCACCTTGATTATCAAACTCAGCTAAGATAGCGTCAAATTCAGCTAAATCAGTAGCTGGATTAACACCAGTAACACCTGAAGTAACATTACCTCTATCAGTAATAGCGTCAAATAAACCTTGAGTACCTACACCACTATCACCTAAAGTTATACCACCAGCAGCTAAAGACAAATCAACAACTGTACTGTTAGAACCAACAACACTTTCTAGCATTGCCATTTCTAAATAATCAGTAAAACGAGCTCTAGTATCAGCTTCAGCTTTTAAGTACCATAAGTAACCACCTCCACCTTCTTCGGTAGACACTTCAACCCATCCAATTCTAGACGCATCAGAACCTGATACTTCGTAGTAATCTTTCATAATAATTGGTTTATTAGAAAAAGATTTAAAACTTGGTTGGTTAGCTTCGTGTTTATCAGCAGCTGTTAATGGATTAGCTGTATCAACAGCACTGTAAGAAACACCTTTTGCGTATTCAGAACCAACAACTAATAAAGTTGAAGCTCCAACACCTGTAGCGTGACCAGTTAAATCAGCCTTGTCATAAGGTTCAACCTGTATAGTAGCCGTATCAACGTCAGTCGCTAAACACATTGTAGTTATACCAGCACTTGATATAAGTACTAAATCATTAGCTCTAACACCGTGATCAGCTAAAGTAAACCCAGTAGTGTTACCGTCTATATCAGCTGTAACTTCAAAAGTACCCGCACTTTCTGTACCACCCGTAGTTGCTACTGTACCTTTTACTGAAATATGTAATCTTGACTGTTCAGACCAAACAACCTGATCGGATGTCATAGCCTCTTCAGCTCCTACTTGTGAAAGAAATCCTGAAATAGTTCTTTTACCGAACACTTCAGCTTCTTTTTCCATAAGATCTGGTAAATATTGTTGAGCCCAAGTTGTATCTGATGAACCCGTAAAATCTAAGTAATTTGTAGATAGTGTTTGTTTTTGAGTAGTTGGAACACTATTTAAATTACTTCCTCCTGTAATTGCCATTTTGTAATTGTTTTAAATTGTTATTTATTTTTGTTTTTAATTTTAAACTTAAAATCAGAAGAAGGTTCGCCTAACACTCTTACTTTTATACCACCCGCCTCAATTTCACCATGAGATTGTCTTGGTTTCATATCAACGTTTTTAGCCTTAGCAACACTATTTTTTATAGCATCGGCTTTTCCTTGTTCGTAAAAGTGCTTTGCAACAGCATCAGGATTCATAGCTGTATATAATGACTTGTGATAACCGCTAGCGTCTACTAATTCATTTTTGTCATTCAAAAACTTTTTGATGAAATTATTAATATCGCTTTGATTTTTCTTTACATTGTCAATATCTTTAACATTGAATCTAAACTTCTTGTTTCCAACATCGTAATTAAAACCCTTAAACTTATCATTAAAAACATTATCAGTTCTCTTTAAAAAAGTTTTAGTTAATTGCTCTGTTTTTTTACTGTTTTCTTCTTGATCTTTGTTATACCTATTAAAGAAATCTATAGCTTTTTTTTGTTCTTGAGTCAGCTTTGACCCAGCTTTAATTTCTTCATAGTATTTGGACTTTTGCCCGTCCAAGTGGGCTTTAGCGCTGGCAACTTGCTCTTTAAGCGCTAATTTTTTTCTTCGTATATCTCTATCTTCATCTTCTTCTTCATCATAAGAGAACGAATCTTCCATAAGGAAGTTAATTTCTTCATTGTTTAAATGAGGCTTTGTTTGTTTATAGTACTCGTATAGTAGTTGTTTGTCATCTAACTCACTATAATCTTGATTTAGCCTAGCATAGTCATTTAAATCACCACCAGTTTCCTCCATAAAGTCTATTAACTTTTGAATATTTTCTGGTAATGCTTTTCCAGTAGCCTCAGCTTCAGCAATAGCTTCTTCAACTTTTTCTTCTACCTCAGCAACTTCTTCTTCAGTAGATTCTTCAGTTATTTCTTCTAAGGCTGGAGTTTCTTGTGCTTCTGCTTCCGGTTGTACTTCTTCTTGTTTTTCTGTGGGCTCGGTATTTTCAGACTCTGCAACCACTCCGCTGTCGTCAGCGTTATCTTCTTTAGTTTCATTTTCTTCTACTGGTTTTGGTGGTTTACTTAAATCTATCTTAATAACGCTATCATCACCAGCGCTTTCAAATTTTGTTTCATCAACTTGTTCAGTTGTTTGTTGTGTAGTTTCTTCAACTACATTTTCATCTTTTTCTTCCATAATATAATATAATAATAATTAATAAATTTATCTAGGGTCAAATACACCTAAATCAAAACCACCACCTAATATATCATTACCTGCTGACTCGAAATTTTTAGGTGGTTTACCTGTTTGTCTTTGATCAATCAACTCGCTTTGCTGTGTTGCTTGAATCTTTGTTCTTTCATCTTTTCTATCTTCTTTCTCTTTTTCTTTACTTTTTTGCCCGCTTACCTCTAATCCTTTTAATTGCATGTTCATTTCAAACTCTAACTGCATTAATTCTTTTTTATGCTGAACTTCTTGCATCATTTTTTGAGACTCTAATTGAGCTTTAGCTTGTTCTAATTCTAATTGATTACCAACCATAGCTTGATTTTTCTGCATCTCCGCTTGAGCTGCAACCTGTTGGGCTTGAGCATTTGCATCGGCTTGAGCTTTAATATTTTCTTGTTGGATTTTTTGATCTCTTTCTATCTTTTTCTTTCTACGTAATTTTAACATTTGGTTTGCTAGTTTTACGTTTTTAATTTCTCTAAGATCTATAGCATCTTCTAACTCTATATTTTGCTGTTGAAGTGCCATTTGAATATTATTTTCTAGCATTTGCTTTTCTTCTTCATCAGGTGCTAGTTCTAAAAATATACCAAAATCATAAAGATGTAACTCTGACATCTCATGTAAAGTAGCAACATTATGTACTCCTATAGCTTGTATAAATGCATCAGCAGTTGGTGAATACTCTATAATATCAGATATTCTAAGAGATAAACATTCAGCAACTTCAGACGTTAAAAATAATCCAGCTTGTAATATATGTCTTGTAGCTGTGTTACTGTTTGCAGCTGCTAGTTTTTGTATTCCAACTAAAGTGTTTTTATCTGGTAACGTTCCATCTCTAGCCTCGTTTAACCCGGTTACATCTCTTATCATTTGAAGATAATAATTGTAATTAGCTATAAGGGCTTGCATTTTATTTCCGCCACTACCACTTGTTATTTCTTGAATAGGTACTTTACCTGGATTCATGTCTCCATCTTGAGTAAATGATCTACCTATAACAGAACCTGTTTGAAAGAACATGTTCAAAGCTTCTTGTGGGTTGTAATTAGTTCCGTTACCTAAATCTATTTCAGCTAAACCGTCGGCATCAAGATAAACACCATCTGGTACCATTCTAGACATTACCTGTTGTAGCTTTAAGTGTGTTAACTGTATCATATCAGCAAAACCTGTAATACGCTTTACTAATGAATCTATTTTACCATTATACATTCTAGGTGCTACAATAGCGTAATTCATTTTAACCTTAGTAAAATCACTTTTAGGTCTCATCATATTACTTGCCATTTCCCACTTAAGTAGTTTGTCTGTACCTAAAATCATAGCGCCTTCATACAAACACTCTATAGATCTTAAAAGCCTAGAATAACCACCCTCCATGTTTTGTGGTGGATCAAAAGTATCTTCTTTAGGTATTATTTTTTCTGCTCCAGTTCCAGTTTCTTTAACCTTATAAACTTCATTCATATAAGTTTTATAATTAAAATATAAAACTTGAATTTTATTATTATCCTCTTTGTCTACAGAGTATCTACTACTATTGTTATTTCTATTATATGATTTGTTTTTCATTATATCTTCCAAGTCACCCTCTGTAAGATGTGGAAATTGTTTAGCTAATTCATTTACAGGTATAGATTTTACTTCACCAACATAGTATATGTCATCAAAATAAGGAGAGTCTGTATAAGAATAAACTAAATTAGCTGGGTCTACATATTCTATAGTAGCACCTTCAGACGTGTTAAAATTAGTTTTAACAGCTCCAATACCTACTACTGTTAAATCGTAATAAAATTGTTTTTTTATTAATTCGTATTTACTACCTTCCATCAATACGTTTATAGCTTGTTCTTCAGCTAGCTCTACAGCTTGCTTGTAATTAAGCTGCATATGTAGTTGTAGTTCTTCTTCTGAATCAGGTAATGTTTCTTTATTGTTTTCATAAAGATTCATATTAAACTCGTTCATTGCCATATCATTAAAAACCTTGGATTCCATATCACGCATCATAGACTCCATATACTCTGTTCTTTTACTTACACCATAAGAATCTTGAGAGTACGCTTTTACGTCATACGTTCTTTCAGCAATACCGTTAACAACTATATCTACAAATTTTGAAATAATTGGAACTGGTTTCCAATCTAAATTTAAATAGGACAAATCACCATTAATCGATAATTCATCCTTGTATTTTTGAATAGACTGCTCACCTCTAGCGTACAATCTTAAATTATGAAAATTATTTGAGTTGTTTCTATATCTATTGCGGTTTCTATCGTTATTAAACCACTCCGTTTCTATAGCTTTTGCTATCTTTAAACCATAGTCATAGCTAAGCTTTTCAGCGTCACTAACTGTTTGACTCGGGAAATAACTTTTCATGCCAGACTCTGCCATACTTATTATTTAATTATTTTAGACATGTTTCCTCTGTTTTGATATTTAGAAACATGTATGTTTAATTTAGGTTTTTCTATTTTCGCGTTTGGTGCATACAAATGTCTGTTATTTGCCATTATTGCTAAACCAGAACTTATTGATGCATCAAACTTTGTTCTTTTGTTTATATCAAATCTACTCCAATCATTAAGTAGAGAGTTAAAATATAAATCTCCAAATGTTCCGTCTCGCTTCATACCTACATGATCTTGAATATACATCTCAATTGCAGCAGCATGAGCTTGTTTTATATCTTCGCTAGAGTTTGGTATACCTCCAACTTCTTTTTCTGCAACAGACAATTTATTCCATGTTTTGTCTGGCCTATTCATACTAAACCCTCTATATCCTCTTCTTCTTAAATAATACAACAACCTAGGTTTATTATTTTCTGCTAATATTGGCATACCATAAAATACTAATGCCATTAAAACATCTTCAAAAAAGATTTCAGCCGTAGGTGGTCTTGATAAGTATTCTAAAAAGAAGCTATTTGCAGGAGCGTCCTCCATACTAAACCTGGTTAAGCCGTGTAATGCTCCTTTAGATCCTTCTCCATCTACGGTCCCTGATATATCATAAGAGTCACAACCAAATGCTCCCATGTGTTCGTTACCAGGGTATTTAATACCATTTTTAATTACCACCTTGTTTTGTATTCCAGAAGGTGGAACCCAACTAACTTTAAACCTACCTTTTGGGTCTGGATAAAATATTACTTGAGAATCTTTAATACCACTTACCCATTGAAAATTACCTTGAGTAACTCCTAAGGTTCTAGACATCTCTTCGTTATAATCTATCTGCTCATATATTTTAACTAAGTTAAATATACTGTTTTTTGTTTCATCACGAAAAGCGTGCTCTGTTGTTCTTGGAAACTGACGGTAAAACTCATTTAAAGCGTCTTGATCATCTTTTAAACCATCAGCTTCGTTTTGCCAACTATCTATTACGCCTATATCTATTAATTCACCATCTGGGGCGAATACGTCTGAGTCAGGAGTATCAAATACTGGAAGTCCGTACTCGTCAATAAATCCTTCGTAGTTCCATTCCATTGGGATAAACAAAGAGTATAAACCAGATTTTGTCTGACCGTTTCTATTTCTTTTAGTGACATCGGATGCGTTATATAGTTTTTTAAAATTGTCTCCACCTTTATCTAATGCGTTTGAAGTAGAGCCCATCATACATTTACCAACCACTCTACTACCTAATCGTAAACATGTTTTTGTAACTCTCCAGTTGTTTAATATATTATCAGGTCTTTCCCACTTACCACTTTCATCATGAACTAATAAATTTAGTTTTTCACCGTCATAACTATTGTCTCCTGTATTTTTCCAATCAATAGTTGTATCTAGACCTTGTATATCTTCTAACTTCTCATTAGATGTTATTTTTTTACGAGTAAACTTACTTGCTGGTACTCTATATGCTAACTCTGACTTTGGTCGATCCATACCATCTTGAATCGGTTTAAAGAAAAATGGATAATTTATACTTATTGGTACCACTTTATCCGTAAACATTTTTTTAGCATCAGCACCTGTCTTAGAAAGTATCCCATATCTACTATCACTTGCAAGTGTGGCTAAATTAACTGTTTCTGCAGATGACATGAACGAAAAGCCTGATCTTCTGTTCTTTAAGTAACACATACCATAACATCTTTTATCCGCTTTGCAAGCTTCCCAAAATATGTAAAACAATCTATTAGCCTCTCTAAAATCAGGAGCACCAACATCAATCTTACTCCATTGTAGATACATATAATGCGTACCTGTTATGTATGTTGATTTTTCATTATTGTTAAACCAAAAACCCTCATCTCTACGTTTAAACTCTTCGTCTATATAATCAAACCATTGCTCTTTTGATTCTTCTGGATAACCTCTCCAATCAAAAATACTTTTAAGACGAGTTAACTCTTTAGGTTGTTCGAGTTTTACCCATTTTTTCTTTTCGTGCATGTACACTCGCACTGGTTCCAACGGCAAGCCAATTCGCAAACCTTGGATTTCATATATTTCACCGATTTTTCCAGTTTTTGAGATAACAACGATATCATGTTCTTTATTGTATCCATATTTCCATTTTTTACCACGATTCATTCTCGTGATTGTTGTTTTTTTAATAGGTTCTATAACCCTAAATAAATTCTGCTCGTACATTATTTTGATCTTCCTTCTGCAAATCCTTTGAATACTCGATCTTCTTTCTTTTCAACCTCTTTTCCTTCTAGTAAGTTTTCTTCTTCTTGAATTCTGTTAAGTATTTCAAATGCGTCAAATATAGCTAGCTTTTTAGTAGCTGCTGCATTTTTTAATCTATCTGCTGATATATCGTCATCTGAATCTACTATTGGTTCTTTTGCAACCTTAACAAGTTCTTCAACCGCTTTTTGTCCAGCTTGGATTATATTCTTCTTCGTTTCCTTGATATTCATATTTGATTGTAATTAAATTTGATAAAACTCTATATAATCTTTCTCCATCCACTATAAACTCGGATTGAGTTTTAGGTCTGTATCCTATAATATCACCTTCTTTAACAGTACCGTCTGAATACTTAACAACACCTTGCGATGGTTTTTCATTTTCAATGTTAAATTTATCAATAGCTTTTAAAGGTTTTATAAAACAATAGCCCTTTTGTGCTTTCCAACGCTTGTTTCTTTTATATAAAAAAACTTGATCTTGACTTATAAGATACGTGGATTCATCAAAATAGCTTCTACTATTTTTCTCTATACCTTTAACGTTATGCCATCTACGGAACACATTGTGATGCACAATAACGGTATCTCCTGGTTTTATATCTGTATCACCTATGATTGGAGTTGATATAACAATAGCTTCTTTATTAACATATTGGTGA